CCACTGCCGATCGTCCTGCTACACTGGCTGTAGCCCCGCGACGATTAGCTGACACCTTCACTCCCCCTGTCGGGGTTAACGCACGGTTGCAGCGAGCAGCGCCCCAAAGCCCTACGGATGAACGTCCGCAGTCGACTAAGGGTCCCACCGCTCCCGCTCGGGACATGAGTTCTCTCTCAGAGGTCCTCACGGGCATTGCCGCGCAAGATCAAGTGACAGCCGCACACAATCGGCCACAGGTGGTACGGGTACCATCGAACTCTACGAATCGAGTGCCAGCGCATGTGGACATCCGTCCAAATGCCAGCCCGCTCTAAAACAGAGCAAGCCCTCGACCGCTCTCTTCTCTTCGTCGGTCTCAAAATCCTCAGGAAGGATAAAGAAACCCGGCACTGGCAGACGCCGTGCCTCTAGGCGCTGGATTGCTCGGCGAACGACAAAGCTGAGCAATCCACCACGGACCGGGGGTCCGTGACTGTATGTCCGACGCACCTTCCCGCAGGACGGAGAAAATGCGTCTCTCTTCAAACCTCCCCTCCTCCCGTTCGCCCAAAAGAAGCTCCGCAAGGCTTCGACTTCAGCGGGAGTCGCGTCACGACCTGTGACGCGATACAGCGATGACATATCCATAGAGTCCATAGGACTTGGGAGGGGCGTAAAAGCACGCCCCCGTTTTGCCATCTGCCGCTCACGAAGATGAGCCGCATAGGTCGAATGACCTAGCTGTGAGGGGAGAAAACCCCATCGCCTACCGATCCGGGCGCGCTGGTACGCGTCCACCCACGCGGGACCCGACTTCAACACGGCCGAGGCCATATGAAGCATCCCCTGGAAATCGGTAGACAAAGCCCCACCTCTCCGCAAATGACGTACTTCGCGCCATTTGCGTCCCCTCCAAAGGAATGCGGTCGAGTTGACCTCGACCACATTCCGCGCGATTATCGTTTTATCACTGTTGAGCCGCATCCACGAAGGATAGTCCTGCACAGTGATCCCCCTGGAAGTGGAGATGACACAGTCATCCCCATTGACCAGGAACCGCGCATCTGGGTCAAACTGCGCAGCCCAACGGGCGGCGCAGTAAGACTGCAGACAAAGGAGAGGAAAAGAGAGGTAGGCCCCCATCATCTGTCCGTGCCGCACACGCCTGTGCACTCCCGCCCGATCTCGAAAGATCGGACTGAGAGAGGCTACCGCTAGCCGGCGGATAGCCAGTGGCACCTGCGTTGAGGACCGAAAGACCTCACCGAG